AATGAAACCTATGGAACTCCCATGCAGCTTGCGAAAGCAATGAAAGCGGACCTGTCCGTAGAACTTGCAGAAGCAACACTGTATGCCGACGATGGTCCTGCGGAGATTGTGAAGGAATTCAAGAGCGGGACCCTTTCACTTGGCATTGACGATATCGGCGTGACGGCGGCGGAAGACTTAACCGGCGCAAAGCTTGATGATAACCATGTCGTGATTTCCGGCAGCGAGGATGGTGGCACGCCCGTAGCCGTTGGCTTCAGAGCGAAAAAGGCAAACGGCAAATACCGATACTTTTGGCTTTACCGTGTGGTCTTCGGCATCCCGGCAACCAACCTCGCCACCAAGGGCGACAGCATCACGTTCTCCACCCCGACCATTGAGGGCACTGTGGTGCGAAGAAATAAGCTCGACGGAAACGGCAAGCACCCATGGAAATCCGAAGTTAATGAGGACGATGCGAGTGTTCCGGCTTCTGTGATCACTGGCTGGTATACACAAGTTTATGAACCTGTTTTCACAGTCACACCGTAACGGAGGGATAGCAATTGGATAACGATAGAAGTGCAGGAATATCAATTGGTGGCCAAGAGTATGAAATGCTTCTGACGACCAAAGCAACAAAGGAGATCGCCAAGAGATATGGCGGTCTTTCTAATTTAGGCGAAAAACTGATGAAGAGTGAAAACTTTGAGATGGCTCTGGACGAAGTGGTGTGGCTCATCACACTACTGGCCAACCAGTCGGTACTGGTTCACAATCTTCAGAATCCGTCGAAGAAGAGAGATATCCTTACGGAGGATACGGTCGAACTCTTGACCTCCCCTTTTGAACTGGCGGATTACAAAAATGCCATCATGGATGCCATGTACAAAGGCACAAAGCGAAACGTGGAGAGCGAAGAAGAACCCTCAAAAAACGCACAGGTCGGGTAAGCGACGAAGAGTTGTTTGCCCGACTGATTTTTTATGGTGTATCTCTCCTCCATCGGTCCGAGCAGGAGACCTGGCTGATGCCAATCGGTCACTTGCTCGACCAGTGGGAGGTTTACAAACAGTTCAACGGGCTCGCAAGAGTAAAACGTGAGTACGGAATCGATGAGATTATTCCAGAAGGTATTTGATAAGCTGTTCCACCCAATATCCATACAATTTAATATATTTGTACTAATTTGTTTGATATTTGTTTGCGCTTGTGTTACTGTGGGTTTAGAAAATATGAGATTTATGAGGTGGAAAAATGTCAATTAATCTTGAAACATTGATTCCATATAATCTAATAATAGAATCCCCAGACGAGGTATTTGATCTAGTCGATGAACATGGGCAAGTTGTATTATTGCAGGATAACTCACCAGCCTATATTATTGTAAAAGCAGAGAATGCAATAAAAATAGCTAAACCAAATGAGCACAATCAATACAAAAAAACTGAGTACAAGCTGCAGGAAGCGATGAAGATTGTATTAAGTGAAACAGATGGTAATAAAATGCATGCAGCAGATTTGGCAGAAGCAATTTATCAAAGAGGACTGTATTTCAAGAAAGACGGAACAAAAGCGGAATACAATCAAATTAGAGCAAGATGTGGCCATTATCCCAATCTATTTGAACCACTTCCAGGCAACATTATAAAACTTAAAGAAACTGGAGCTGAAGAATTCATCGCTGCGGTAAGCAACTTTGAATTAGGAAAAGTATATACAAATTCTCAAATAATTAAAGCTTACCGCGATTATGGAGGAACCAAAAGTGAACCTTTTCCATCAGATTTCTGTTATAACTGCACAAATGCCGGGATTGATTTCGATGATCGCTCCCGTCGGTTGTTTGAAAAAGTCGAGAGAGGAAAATACAAGTACCTTGGACTCAATTACCCTTACAATGGTGAAGTGACACATACCGACAGATACGGAAATACATCACTGTTTGGAAAATGGAGCAATGGTAGGTTTGTCCCAGTTAGCCAAGAGTAAACGCACACAAACAAATTAGTCAGGAGGATTAAAACAATGCAGGGTATTAGTAAATTCGTAAATCTAGGACGATTTTTGGATGCCCAGACAAACGACAGTTTATCACTCACTTTTGATGAAATAGAGAGAATCACTGGAGAGAAGTTATACCCTTCGGCGTACAAATATACTGCCTACTGGCAGCCCTCGAAAACACATGTGCTCCCAAATCTAATAGTAGATTATGGATACAAAATTGAAAAAGTTGATTTAAAAAATAAAATAATCAAGTTAAAACGTTCTAACTTAAAATAAAAAGCAAAAAAATACTTAGAGCAATTTTCGAATTGCTCTTTTTTCATACCCATATTTGATTGGAGGTGGTGAGAATATGGCGGATAATTTCGGTCTGAAAATTGGTGTTGAGGGTGAAAAAGAATTTAAACGAGCTCTTTCAGATATCAACCAGTCATTTAAAGTGCTCGGCTCGGAGATGAAACTGGTCGAGTCTGAGTTCGGTAAAAACGAAAGCAATGTCCAGTCCCTCACCGCCAAAAACGAGGTGCTCAACAAGCAGATCGATGCGCAGAAGGACAAAATTGAAACCCTGCAAAAAGCGCTGAAGAACGCCTCGGATTCCTTTGGTGAAAATGACCGCCGCACCCAAAACTGGGCTGTTCAGCTTAACAACGCCAAGGCCGAGCTTAACGGTATGGAGCGCGAGCTGGCCCAGTCCGCCGACGAAACGGATAAGCTTGGCGATGAACTAAAAGATGCCAGTGACTCGGCAGAGAAATCCGGTGGCAAATTCGGGAACCTGGGCGGCATCTTAAAGGGTGTTGGCGCAGCGATGGGTACCGTGGCAATCGCAGCCGGAGCGGCTACCATTAAGTTAGGCCAGGAAGTCGTGCAGCAGTTTGGCGAGCTGGAGCAAAATCTCGGCGGCTCGGAAGCAGTATTCGGTAAATATGCCGCGTCGATTCAGAAAACCGGCGAGAACGCATATAAAACTCTCGGCGTATCCCAATCAGACTACCTCGCGACCGCCAACAAAATGGGCGCTTTGTTCCAGGGTTCCGGTGTTGAGCAGCAGAAAAGCCTGGAGCTGACCGAAAAAGCCATGCAAAGGGCGGCTGACGCAGCGTCTGTCATGGGAATAGATATGCAGATGGCGCTTGATTCTGTCGCCGGCGCGGCCAAGGGCAATTTCACCATGATGGACAATCTGGGTGTCGCTATGAATGACACAACGCTTAAGGCCTACGCTTTGGAAAAGGGCGTAAACTTTGAATGGTCAACCGCAACACAGGCGCAAAAAGCAGAGCTGGCAATGCAGATGTTCTTTGAAAAAACGGAGCAATACGCCGGCAACTTTGAAAAAGAAGCAACGCAATCAATTTCCGGCTCCATGGGGTTACTAGCCGCATCATGGGAATCTTTGCTGGCAGGCTTCGGAAATCCAGATGCAGATATTGATAACCTTACAAAAAACCTGACCGATGCAATTAAAGCGGTAGTCACAAATATCACTCCTGTAATCAACAACCTTGTGCAGTCCGTACCACAGGTGTTTGACGCGCTAATTCCCGCTATAAGCGGGCTGCTCCCTCAACTTCTTAATACGGCAGCGTCGCTTTTTGATTCCTTGCTCATTGCTATCATTGAACTGCTGCCGACACTTATTCCTGTGGCGGTGGAGGCAATTTTGATGATCACAGGCACGCTGATAGAAAATCTGCCCTTGATTATTAAGGCCGCGATGACACTGATAACCTCTCTCGCTCAAGGCATAGCAGATTCCCTTCCTACTCTCGTGCCGACGATTGTTGACACTGTTCTGATGATCGTCGATACACTGATAGACAACGTTGACCTACTTGTTGACGCCGCCACTGCAATTGTTGTCGGTTTGACCACCGGTCTTATTGATGCTCTGCCGCATCTCATAGCAAAGGCTCCGGAAATCATCACAAGTCTTTTGATCGCCATCCTCAAGGCCGTGCCCAAGCTATTGACAGCCGGAGTAAAGATCGTATCAACAATTGTCTCCGGCCTCGCTTCGCTTCCGGATAAAATGCTCTCCATCGGGGGCAACCTGATCGTTGGTTTATGGGAAGGTATCGGGGATAGATTATCCTGGCTTAAAAATAAACTCTCCGATTTTGCGGATAGCGTGATTTCCGGCATTAAGGTATTTTTCGGAGTCCACTCCCCCTCTACTGTCTTTGCCGGAATTGGCGGATTTTTATCCGAGGGTCTTGCGGACGGCATCTCCTCCAAAGCCACTCTGGTAGCTAAGGCAATGCAGCGGATCAATGATGATTTGCAAGCAAAAGCAGATATATCTGTTTCCGGGGGAGGAACCGGGACCTTGGCCTACGTGCATTCCGGTACAATTCGGGTCGAGGGTATGAATGATGCGAAACAGCTTGTAGGCGTGACTGAAATTATAATGAACCAGCTGAGAAAGGAGGGCCGCCGATGAGTAAGCTATATTCCGGATCAACGCTTATAACGCGATTTGTCCGGTTAGTCAAACAGGTTGAGCCTCGCAAGATAACAGATACCTTGCTGGACGGCTCCGACTTTGTCCAGATTATCGGAACGGCCCCTGTACGGTTGGATATTGAGTTAAGCTGCGATCTATCCGGCAAAAACCTGATAGATGAAATCGATGCCGCTGGCGGGCTGCTCACGGTATTTGACAAAGACGGCAACGAATACAGCACGCGAATTATCAATAAAGCGGACTGGAAAACAGCCGGAAGCAAATACTATCAAACTACTTTAACAGCCGGGGTGGTGACAGAATGAGAACCATACCGGCTGAGCTTCTTAACAGGGTCAAAAGAAAGTGGCAAGTAACCGCTGAAAACGCGAACCCCGGCATGAAAGCGTATTTGAGCCGGGGTCTGATCAACGAGTTGTTTCAGGTGTATACGATACAAGCGGGCGAAAATCTTGAAGCAGTTGATGTTGCAGTAAAGAGAGTATCCGCTTTGGGAATTCCCGCAGAAGTTTTTGCGTTATGTTTGGACAATGGCGTCGCAAGCGTTAAGACAAAACCTCTCCCCTATGATGAGCTTATTCCTTGGGTTTTGGAGTTTATGGTAGCAAGCGGAGTTTCAGATGCGGCTATAGAATTTGATGGGTATTGGGAATACAGCTTCGACGAGCTTCGATATAATTTTATAACCGTTGGGGACCCTTGGATTTTTTATGTCCAAAGCGGTACACTGTATGCTCAGCAAGGACAGGATTCGTCGCTTATACTTGCTACAGATGTTTCCAAGGTGGCTGCTATTCGCGGATGGGTTCCTGCGAATGGCGATACAAACAAAGACCAAGGATTGATTGTCGCTTACGTTAAGTCGGATGGTCACGTGTATTACAGAAATTACTGCATACAAGAAGGTGGGGGTCAGAGTTGGGAGGAGGAAACCCAGATTGTTGCGTTTACCGGGACCGCTGCGTCAGTGGCATTATTCCGAACAAATGACTTTAGGATTGGTGTGCTTTGTGAGAACACAGATGAATCGCTATATTATACGGTAACAACGCGTAATTGGGGCGGTATGTCCTTCCCTGCAGAACTTTTCTCGATTGACGCTTCCTTGGTTAGCATAGGAGTTGTCGCGTATGAAGTACAAACTTACGGGTACAGCGCGGTAGACGAGACACTCCAAATGGCTGTTACTGGAACACAGGCAATCGTTAATATATATAGCTCTACCCCGGAAAGCGCTCAAGTATATTTGACCGGCGGTACAGTGGTTGATGACAGAACATTTACGCTTGAATTTAATTGTCCGGTGTGGGCATGGGATACGGAAAAAGCACTCTCGAGTGTTTCACTATATCCGATAATTGCCGTAAATATAGACGGTGCTACTGTGACATACACCTCTGCCATAGATATCGATACTGACGGGTTCAATGTTACTTTGGCTGGCGGCATTTTCATTGGTGTTGTAAGTCAAGGCAGACAGCTTATATATGGCGGTGGCAGTACAAATGTCATGGGTGAAATACAGCCGCATATAGCTACATTGACTATGGATGTCGTATCAGTAGAAAAAAATGCAACGGCGTATGAAACCGTATTGTATCCCTATACAGCGCTGCCGACCCACACTCTCACAATGGGATTATCGTATGACGCGGCGTCTTTTGCACTTACCGAGACAGGTACAGATCCAATATAAAGGGGTGATAAATAGTGATTAAGCAAAATGTTGACTTACCAAAACTGCATAATTATTTTACGATTAAAGTAATTGACGCAAAAACAAAAAAGGTTATACAAAACGAAAGATGCGAAAACACTGTTTTAACACAGATTTATGAGCATTGGTTTAAGGATAACGTGTATAACGGAATAAATGCTATGGCTTATGGAGACGGCACCGGGACAATAGCTGCATCAAGGACAACGCTGTTTTCTGAAAAAGGAAGGATAAACCTAACAGGCGTTGGTATTGTAACAGAACCCACAATAGTGACATTAACGGGGAAGATCGTCCTCTCTGAATCGGCATACATCGGCGGGGTTATCAGCGAGCTTGGGCTGGTGCACAATAAAGGCAGTTATGGAACGGCAAGACTCGCTACTCATGCCATGCTGGTGGACAGTGAAGGAGCTCCGATTACGATAGGGCCAAAGACGAATACTCAAATATGGGAAATTTACTGTACAGCGTATCTTCAAAAAGGCGCGGGGATGGCCGACTTTCCAAATAATCTATCCACCATGTTTACATCCCAGGGCACGAGTTCCTCATCAAGACGGTTATTCAGTGCAAGTGTATTTCCCCAGAATATCGCATTGAGTTCCTCTGGGAGTTATGATGCTGGGACCAAAACTCTGACAATGAGTAATACGAATATAGCAACTTCGGCCGGTAATGGCGATGGCTTTAATATGTTTGAGACCACCGATATACTAGGTTTCAATATTAGTCCTCTCAGTCCCAGTTTTCAGTCATTCCCTGACCATGCGGCTTTTCCGGTATTCACATTTTCTGAACGAAGTATTGGCTCAGGGAACGGTGTAAATAAGTTTTTCGGTTTTGACAATGGTTTTTTTATTGAGGGTTCAGAGGTCGTAAAGGTTGACGGCGTCACGAAGGTAAAGGATGTCGACTATATTTTGCATCAAGGTTATAGGCAAATACTGAACCGAAATGACTATGCCTTACCGTATAATGGCAGGAAAACAATAGTCGCGTACAATAGCGACAGTAGTAAGACTATTGGAACATTGGTTACGGCAGACGCGGTATCTAATGTGGGTTTCAGTATTCCAAGATATGGGGTTCTTGATTTTGGTGAAGCGGTTAATATAAAAGACTTTTGGGTAGGTACACCTACCGTGACATCTTCGAGAACAGCTTATTATGCCTTTAGTTTGGATGGCTCAACCTGGTTTGGACAGGCCGGGTACACTATACCCGGGTGGGATTACTGGATGGCGGTGCATTTGAATGAAGTAGTGAAGGCGCGCTATGTATGGATAGATGCTGGAGGCTCATCTGCTGGGACTTTTAATAAGTTTGTGTACTATGGGCCTCCACAGGTGGAATTTCTAAGTCCGCCCGCTAACAGTACCGCAATAACAGCAACGTGGCAAACAGATATCCCACCTAAAAACTCGAATTTCTTTTATGACATTAACTATATTGTCGGTGGCTCGTGGTAAAGGACGGTGATAGTCAATGGAACTGGTCTTTGAACCTTCCGTAAGCCTTGGCAGCGGGACCAACCCTGCAGTACTGCATATACCGGATAATTCGGTGTATTTATTTACTGTTGATGGCGGCCGTCTGAAAGCCCAAAAATGGGAACCGAAAACGGGCGATGTTCCCTGGGATACTCCTGTGTTTGGGAACGCGACGATTGCCACAAGGGATAAGAATTTATCTCTTGTGCGTCTGAAGAATGTCCCGCGTGTCGGTATATTCGGGGCCTGGCATCAAGACGAGGTGTTAGACGGCGAAACAGTCGTAACGCATGAACGCCAGCGGCTTGCGATATGGGATGCCATAACTGACATATCCAATTATCTTGAAAGCGGAAACATCCGGCTTGACCTGAATAACATTATATCCAGTGCCAGTCTTACGTTTAAGAATCCGAAGCAAAGATTATCCGGGGAAGTTAATAGCATAATAACGCCCGGCAATAAAATTGAGCTTTATTTTGTAGCTGGAGATTCCGAGGAGTACCAGATGGGCGTTTTTTATGTGGACAGAACCGAGATGAGCGCAACCGGTGAAAGCATGGATTTAGACCTGAGAAACATAAGCGGCAAGCTTCTAAAGGACCAGACCTTTGACGAAAACAACAGCTATCCTATCGACGTTTATGCCTATGTGGTTGCAGCCATTCTGGACAATGCCGGGATAGCCGATTACCAAATACAGCAGCCACCTGATCCCGAGACGGCATGGCAATGCGGTATAGAATACCCTTCAGACATGGATATGCTGAACGGCTTAAACGAGTTTTTGAAAATGGCCTTATCCTGGACCGCAGTCGAAACCCTTGACGGTCAAATTATCGTGGGGTCGTCAACAAATTATGCTGAGCTAACGGGGTTGTATGGCAATTACGAGTTTGAACGGGGATCTGAACTGACAAGCCGGGGCGTTACAAGAGACGACGATGATGTCTATAGTCGTGTATGTTATCAAAGTAAAGAGTCAACAGGCGGAACGATGGTTAAAGCCTATGCCGAGGTTTTACATGCCCTTGAATGGGCAAGCGCGCCCCATAAGACTCTGTATGTAACGCTGGCAGACGATACTACGCTGTCGGAGCTGCAGGAGCAGGCGGACGAATTAGCACAGCGGCTGGCATACGCCGGTATCGTGGAGCAATTTTCAGGACTGTTCAGGCCGCATATAATTCCCGGTGACGAGGCGACTATCACAGAGGCTGACACTTCTGTTCGCTTAGTTGGCCTAATAACAACAGTCGAGCATTCGTTTGGCGATAAAGGCTTTACAACCAGCTTCACGGTGGACGGGGCCGGGAGAAAAGGCAAACCGCAGCTTAAAGACATGATGCAAGCTAGAGACAGCTCGGCAAACTCATCCGTTAAAAGGTTATATTAATTCACTTAAAATCTTTGTCTACTCAGGGTAAAGCATGATTTGGATAGGCAACAGTAATAAGTTGCTTTTGGAGCCATAAGGCTCTTATTCTATTTTTATCAAGGAGGTAAACAAATGAAGGATATTATTAACACACTTCAGCTTGTCATTGCCGCTGTGGGCGGCTACATTGGTTACTTTTTGGGCGGCTGGGATGGCTTCCTCTATGGGTTGGTAGCATTTGTGGTCATTGACTATCTGACCGGGATCATGGTAGCCATCCTGGAAAAACGCCTCTCAAGTGAGGTGGGCTTTCGGGGCATCTTCAAAAAGGTGCTGATTTTCTCGTTGGTTGCAGTGGCGCACATCGTAGATTCTCAGCTTCTTCAAACTGGAAGCGCCGTGCGTACCGCCGTCATCTTCTTCTATTTGTCCAACGAAGGAATCAGCATTATAGAGAATACAGCTAAAATTGGACTCCCTATTCCCGAAAAACTAAAAACGATCTTGGAACAGCTTAACAAGGAGGATAAATAAATTGATTCTGCATAAGCTTATTCTCACCAACAATGCCTGCTATAAAGCAGGCAGAACTATTACGCCAAAGGGTATCATGGTGCATTCTACCGGGGCAAACAACCCCTATCTAAAACGCTATATCGGTCCTGATGATGGACTGCTGGGAAAGAACCAGTACAACAACCACTGGAATCAAGACAAGCCGGATGGCAGACAGGTCTGTGTACACGGTTTTATCGGTAAGCTGGCTGACGGAAGCATCACCACCTATCAGACTCTGCCGTGGAATCACAGAGGCTGGCATACCGGAGGTGCAGCGAACGATACACATATCGGCTTTGAAATCTGCGAGGACGTTCTGACCGATGCCTCGTATTTTAATGCCGTTTACAAGGAGGCCGTGGAGCTTTGCGTCTATCTCTGCAAGCAATACGGACTCACCGAAAAGGATATCATATGCCATTCCGAAGGATATAAACTTGGCGTTGCCAGCAATCACGGCGATGTGATGCACTGGTTCCCGAAACATGGCAAGTCGATGGATACCTTCCGTGCTGATGTAAAATCCGGTCTTGCCCCTGCCGCCCCTGCCACGCCAAAGAAATATTACAGCGTCCAACTTGGTGCGTTTTCTGTCAAGGCAAACGCCGATGACATGCTCAAAAAGGTCAAGGCGGCTGGCTTTACCGATGCTTTTATCAAATACAGCGAATAACACACTGCTTAATGCCTACTGAGAGATTCGTCTTTCGGTAGGCATTATTTTTTTGCTTTTTCGTTCAAACGGCTTGCACGCCTCCATTGGGTAGTGAGGACGGAAGTTCTCAGAATGGAGGACAAGTGATGACAAATATAGCTGGCTTAAAACCAGAGATCAATTATGAAAAGAAGCCAATCTCACAGGAGCAATTACAGTGCGAAGTGGACTATGTAAGAGCTCAGCGGATACTCGATTCCATGCTTCAAAATGGACTTATTTCCTTGTCGGAATTTAATAAAATTACCCTACTGAACCGTCAATCTTTCTCTCCAGCGCTGGCTTCGATCATGCCAGAAAAACGTTGATATAACAGGGCTTCAGAGGTAATATGTGACACTAACAAGGAGGTGAAAAATTGAGAAAGGTTACATTAATAGCGCCAAACAATGCAAATTCAATTGAGCAACCCAAGCTGAGAATCGCTGCATATGCACGCGTTTCGACTGGCAGTGAGGATCAGCTGGTCAGTCTTGAAACCCAAAAAAGCCATTACGAATCAACTATAAAGGCAAATCCAGCATGGGAGTTCGCGGGACTTTACTACGACGAGGGCATTACAGGAACCAAGAAAGAAAAGCGTCCAGAACTGCTTCGGATGATAAAAGACTGTGAAAAACAAAATATCGACCTCATCATGACGAAGTCGATAAGCCGATTTGCCCGAAACACCATGGACTGCCTAGAGTTGGTCCGCAGACTGACCCAGCTTGGCATTTCCGTCTATTTTGAAAGTGAGAACATCAACACGGGTTCTATGGAAAGCGAACTTATGCTGTCGATCCTAAGTGGACTGGCCGAAGGAGAGTCGGCATCCATTGCTGAAAACAACAAGTGGTCCATACAGCATCGCTTTCAAAATGGAACCTATAAAATCGGCTGTTCGCCCTTTGGCTACGATGCCGTGGATGGCGAGTTGGTTGTGAATGAATCGCAGGCTGAAATCGTCAGGTTTATTTTTGCTGAAATTCTGTCCGGCAAAGGCACCCACAAGATTGCAAAGGAACTCAACGCTCGTGGGCTTAAAGGCAAGAACGGCGGTCGCTGGACGTCATCAACCATCCGCGGGATGGTCGGAAACGAGAAATACATCGGCGATGCTATCTTTCAGAACACTTATAGCGACAGTCAGTTTAACAGACATAAAAATCAAGGGGAGCGGGAGCAATACCTGATTCGGGACCATCATGTGGCAATTATCAGCCGCGAGGATTTTGATACCGCTCAGAAGGTCATCGAACAGCGTGGCAAGGAAAAAGGCGTGGAGAAGCACGGTGAGAAATACATGAACCGCTACCCGTTTTCGGGCAGAATCATCTGTGATCAGTGTGGTGGTACATTCAAGCGCCGCATCCACACCAGCGGAAGCAAATACATCGCATGGTGCTGCTCTACTCATATTGAAAACATTGGAAAATGTTCTATGAAATACATTCCGGATTCCGATTTTGAGTATGCCATCGTCACTATGATGAATAAGCTTATCTTCAGCCATCAAACTGTGCTGAAGCCTTTACTGATTGGGCTCCGTGGGGTGAATACCACCGATAGCCTCGTGAGCATTCAAGAGATTGATAAAAAGCTGGAGGAAAATACTGAACAACAAAATGTGCTGGTCACTCTGATGACCAAAGGCTATCTCGACCGCGTTGTTTATAAGAAAAGCAGTAATAATTTACTTCAAGAAGCCGATCGACTGCAACGCCAAAAAGAGTCCATCAACAGCCTGCTACATAGCGGGAACAAGCATTTGATTGAAGTCAGTGCCTTGCTGCAATATGCAACTAAGGCAGCCATGTTGAAATGCTTTGACGGAGATATTTTTAAAAATTTTGTTGAGCGGATTATTGTGTATTCCCGGACAGAGATTGGCTTTGAACTGAAATGCGGCATCACGCTTAAGGAAAGGTTGGTGAAATAAATGAGCCACACACCATTTGGTTACCGGATTGAAAACGGCAAAGCAGTAATTGATGAGCTTGCTGCTGAGTCGATCAAGGTTCTATTTCAAGCTTATTTATCCGGTGATTCCTTAGCAACTGCTGCACAAAAGGCCGTAATCCTAACCTCCCATTCGACTATCGGAAAAATGCTACGAAACGCCCATTGCCTTGGTGATGATTATTATCCAGCGATAATTGACCCGGTCACTTTTGCAGCCACCGAAGCAGAGCGCATAAAGCGGGCAACAGAACTCGGTCGTATCTGGGAACCGAAAGAAAAAAGTAAGACTCCCTTCCCCACCACCTTCTATATAAAAGAAGGAACATCACAATTTGACGATCCATTCCAGCAGGCGGAATACTTCTACAGTCTGATCGAAAGAGAGGTGCAAAATGACTGAAGCAAAAATGAGTGTCACAGTGCTCCCAGCCAGGAAGCAAGCCCGTGGCAAAAATGACGATGAAGAAAAAGCAAAACTCCGTGTAGCAGCGTACTGCCGAGTTTCCACCGATAGTGACGAACAAGCCACCAGCTATGAAGCGCAGA